ACCTGGGCTGCTGCAATGGCGCTGTATATGTTGTTTGTAGAGAGTCAGAACGATGTTGAGTCGGAAATATATAGCGCAGCTGCGGACCGCGACCAGGCCAGTCTTGTGTTTAACCAGGCGGCAAGCATGATTCGCAGCCATCCGGTGCTATCAAAAAAATGTAATATAATCGACAGCCAGAAGCGCATTGTGTTTTATAAGACGGGCAGCTTTTACCGGGCAATCCCGGCAGAGGCAGCATCGGCTCATGGATATAATGCGAGCTGTATCATTGTTGATGAACTTCACACTCAGCCGAACAGAGAGCTTGTTGATACATTGATAACTTCCCAGGGCGCCAGGGAGCAGCCACTTTGTATATTTTTAACTACTGCAGGATATGACCAGAACAGTATTTGCTGGGAGTATCATGAGTATGCGGAGCAGGTGAATAACAGAGTGATAAAGGACCCGGCTTTTTATGGTGTGATATATGCAGCTGATGAAAAGGATGACTGGGAGAAAAAAGCAACCTGGAAAAAGGCCAATCCCAACCTGGGCGTAACCATAAACGAGGACTTCTTGAGGCAGGAAGCCAGGAAAGCGAAGCAAGTCCCGGCTTACCAAAACACATTCAAACGGTTATATTTAAACATCTGGACGCAGCAGGAAGAGCGCTGGCTGGACCTGGACGCCTGGGATAATTCGGCGGGGATGATATCTCATAAAGATTTCACGGGCCGGAGATGTTATGCAGGACTGGACTTATCCAGCACAACGGATATCACGGCGCTGGTGCTGTTATTCCCGGATGATGAAGGCGGCTATGATGTTTTGCCTTATTTCTGGATACCATCAGAAAATATGGAAGAGCGGATAAGAAGGGACAAGGTGCCGTATGACTTGTGGAAGAAAGAGGGTCTCATAGAAACAACTGAAGGCGACTGGATAGACTTTGACGCGATATTAGAGAAAATAAAAGAGCTCGGCGAGATATATGATATCCAAGAAATAGCCTATGACCGTTGGGGCGCAACTAAGCTAGTGCAGAACATAGAGGGCGAAGGGTTCACAGTGGTGCCATTCGGCCAGGGATATGCCAGCATGAATGCTCCAACCAATGAGTTGCTGAGGTTAGTGCTGGCTAAGAGTTTGAGGCATGGTGGCAATAAGGTTTTGAGGTGGATGGCAGACTGCATGACAGTCAAACAGGATCCGGCAGGCAACATAAAGCCGGTGAAGCCGGATAGACGGAAGAGCAGTAAAAGGATTGACGGTATCGTGGCATTAATAATGGCGATAGACAGGGCGACAAAGAACGAGGATCACAGCTCAGTATACGATTCAAGAGGGATTTTAAGTATCTAACGAGGTGGTGAAGCATTTGACATTATCACAGCGAGTAGTCCGCTGGCTGGAGAAGCGAGGCTTACTACAAGATCCTAACTCATGGTTGGCTCGCCACTTTGTTAGACCGACACAAAGCGGTGTTGATGTAAGCGAAGAATCTGCGCTCACGTTCAGCGCCGTTTTTTCTTGTGTGTCTGTGTTGTCTCGCAGTTTGGCGGCTATGCCACTGCCGGTATATAGAAGACTTGACCGCGGCCGGGAGCGGGCCAGAGGCCATCCGGTTTATCCGTTACTCCACAGCCAGCCGAACAAGGAAATGACAAGTTATACTTTCCGCAGCACGATGATGGCACACCTGGCATTGTGGGGTAATGCTTATGCTGAAATAGTGATGAGACCTGACGGCAGGCCGGAGTCGTTGTGGATGATACCGCCGTGGCGGGTGCAGCCGATGCGCACAGCGAATAACGGGGAATTATACTACGAGGTGAATTTACCTAACGGTCAGAAAAAGGAGTTGCAACCTTACCGGGTGCTGCATGTGATGGGGCTAGGTGTAGATGGCAACAAAGGTCTATCACCGATTGCAATGCACCGGCAGGGCATAGGCATGGGTTTGGCGGCCGAGGAATTCGGGGCGAGGTTTTTTGGCCAAGGGACCAACCTGGGCGGCATTGTAGAGGTTCCCGGTAAGATGCGTGACGAAACGATAAGAGGATTAAGAAAAGACATACAAGAGAAACATGAGGGCCTGGGCAAAAGCCACAGGCTTTTATTTTTGGAAGAAGGTTTAAAGTATCACCAGGCAGGAATGCCGATGACAGATGCTCAATTTTTGGAAAGCAGGAAATTTCAGATTAACGAAGTGGCGCGGATATACAACATCCCGCCTCATATGATAGGCGACCTTGACCGGGCTACTTTTAGCAACATTGAGCACCAGACCATTGAGTTTGTAACGCATACCATGACACCTTGGCTGGTGAATTGGGAACAGGAACTAAACCGCAAGCTGTTTGGTGAAGACGATAGCCACTACGCAGAATTCCTGGTGGAGGGCTTGCTGCGGGGAGATAGCCAATCAAGAGCGCAGTTCTATAATCAGATGTTTAATATCGGCGCATACTCTATTAACGATATCCGGGAAAAGGAAAATGAAAACCCTATAGGACCTGAAGGCGATGTGCATTACGTTCCGATGAACATGCTGCCGGCTAATGCGGCTATGGTTGCTGAGCCGGAAGAACAACAGGAACAGGAACGTGCTATTGAACAGCGCTCCCTTGAATACAGACAGCAAGGCGCTGTTCGGCGTAACAGGATTAAAAAAAGCTACCGTAACCTTTTCAGCGAAGCGGCGGCCAAGGTTGCCCAGCGAGAGAAAACAAACATACTCAAAGGCGTGCGCAAACATTTGCAGGAACGCTCATTGACGAGCTTCACGGAGTGGCTTGAGGATTATTACCGCGAATTTCCGGAGTATATAAGAAACCAGATGATGCCGGCGATGAACAGCCTGGCTGAGTCAATACAAGAACTTGCAGCGCAGGAGGTTGGCGCGGAAGTAGGAATGACTCCAGAGCTTGATCGTTTTATGGAAGACTATGTAGCAGCCTTTACAGCACGATACACCGGATCCAGCCGTGGCCAATTGATTGCGTTGGCTAACCAGGCGGCTGACGATGGAGAGGATATTGCAGCAGCAGTGGAGCAAAGAGTAAATGAATGGGAAGAGCGTAGGCCGAACAAGGTGGCCATAAATGAAACGGTGGAGCTCGGCAGCGCGGTAGCGAAGACAGTTTTTGCAGCTGCAGGTGTACAAAAGCTGAGGTGGATAGGTGTAGGCACAGAGACGTGCGAATTTTGCGCGGAAATGGATGGCAAGGTAGTAGGTATTGACCAACCTTTTTTAGCAAAAGATGATGTGATGGAAGCAGAGGGGCGAGAAGGGCAGGAAATACAGTTAAACCGGCCAACGATGCACCCACCCCTTCATCAGTTCTGTGTTTGTGAAATAATCCCGGATTAAACATGGAGGTGCAAGATATGTCTGAAGAAATCCAACGCCGATATCTGCCTGTCGATGTGGCAGAGTTTAGGGCTGAGGAAACAGAAGAAGGCAAAATGCAGCTGGAAGGATATGCAGCAGTTTATAACCGATACAGCGAAGAGCTTAGCTTTATGGGTGTCAGGTTTAAAGAAATCATACGGCCCGGCGCTTTCAGAAAAGTGTTAGAAAAAAATCCTGACGTAACGTTGCTTTTTAACCATGACGATGGAAGTGTAATGGCGACAACAAGTAGAGGCAACCTTAGCTTGGAAGAAAACCAGACGGGCTTAAAGTTCCGGGCTGAATTATTCCCGGATGATTGGGACAGCCAGAGAGTTTATAGCAAAGTCAAAAATGGCCTTGTCAAGCAGTGCTCCTTTGCTTTCGCTGTAGCTGAAAACGGTGACGAGGAAAAGAAGGGTAAGGACGGAACACCTGTGAGAGAAATCCACGAGGTTGGACACTTGGCAGACGTGAGTGTTGTGACCCGGCCTGCGTATCCACAGACCAGCGTGCAGGCAAGGTCTATCCTGGAGGATGCTGGTTTTGACTTTAAAGGTATTGCGTCAGTTATTGCACGGACGCAGCGCGGTTTTGAGCTTACAGCTGAGGACCACGAAAAAATAGATGCGTCAATTGAAATCCTGCGCGGTTTGCCTTCAGCAGAGGACCTGGATCAACCGGGTGAACATGAGACTTCTGGTGATAGCCAGAGGGCCGATGCTCAACTGGACTTGATACGGCGACAACTGGAGATTGCCGAGCTGGAATGCAAAATTAACTAAGAGGTGATAGTAAAATGAGAGATATTGAAGCAATGAAAAGGCGCAGGGCTGCGCTAATTAAAGAGGCGCGGGAAGTCGTTAATGTAGCTGAAAAGGAACAGCGCTCTTTAACGGGGGAAGAGAAGGAAAAGTATGACCGTGTAATGGAAGATGTGCGAGGCATAGATGAGGACATTCAACGTGAAGAGCATCTTCAGAAATTAGAAATGTCTAACCCTGCAAATCAGGTAAGGGATTATGACCCTGAGCGTGACCAGGCAGAATGGGGCAGCCTGGGCGAGTTTGTGCGGGCAGTTGTAACAAACCCCAGTGACAAAAGGCTCCGCAACCGTGATGTAGAAATGCGTCAGGATGCACAAGACATGGCTAACGATATCCAAGGTGGATATTTGGTTCCCGACCAGTTCAGTGACCAACTGCTTACAGTGCGGCCGGATGAGGCTATTATTCGCCCCAGGGCGACTGTTTTCGGTGGCGGTGATGCAGATTTCAAAATTCCCGCGCTGCAGTATCATGGCCAGAATATGTATGCCGGCGCTCAAGTAACCTGGATTTCAGAGGGCGAAGAAAAGCCCCAAACTGACATCAAATTTCGCCAGATTACCTTGCAGCCTTATGAAGTAGCTGCGCACGTTGAAGTGACGGACAAGCTGATGCGTAACAGCGCAATGATTGAGCAGGTTGTTCGCAATCAGCTGCGCGGTGCTCTGATTGATGCTGAAGAAAATGCCTTCTTGACTGGAAGCGGCTCCAAACCTACCGGCATCATCGACGCGGACTGCACCTTCGGCGTGACTCGTGCCGACAACAGCAATGTCCAGTATGCGGACGTCAAGTCCATGTATGCCCGTTTCCGCGGTCGCCGCGGCGTGTGGATTGCCAGCCGAGAAGTGCTGCCCGAGCTAATGGCCATGAAGGATGATAGCGATGTCCTGATCTGGCAGCCAAACGCACGGGATGGCTCACCCGGCAACCTCCTGGGAATGCCCGTATTGTTCAGCGACCACAGCCCGGCAATGAACCAAACCGGTTCTCTGGTATTGTGCGACCTTTCTTACTACCTGATAAAAGATGGGGTGGGTGTAGCTATTGCGGCTTCTCCGCACTTTAAGTTCACCAACAACATAACTGTTATCAAGGCGTTTAAAACAGTGGATGGTAAGCCGTGGTTAGACAACGTGCTGCCTACCAGTTACAACACTTCTCCATTTGTACAGCTGGAAAACGATTAGCAAATTATGGGGCCCTTCGGGGCCCCTAAATTTTAAAAGGAAGTGATGGCATGAGTAAGATGCATGAAAACGTTGCTGTTGCTTGCGCGCTGGAGAAAGACAGCATAAGCGGCGACAGCAAGACAACAAAAAAATATGAATTACAAAGTTACCGCAGAGCATGTTTCTATATGTTTTTTGAAGCCGCGGATGATAACTTTAAAATCAATAATGATACAGTGCAGGATGTCACTGTAACGCTCAAAAAGCAAAAAGGAACTGCTGGTGACACAGGCGATGTGCGCGAAGCGGTGGATATTAACGCCGGCGAGGCTGTTCAGAAAATGAAAGTAGAAAATGCTGATGATTGGACCGCTGAAGATACTCTAACGATTAATGGTGTAACTTTTGAAAAAGTTGCTTCGGGAGCAGATACTGACGAGAAGGAATTTCATGACGGTGATACTTTGG